TTACCCATTGGCGCGGCTTAAGAGCTTATTTTTGAATTCACAATGGTCACGATATAACCATCTTGCTCGCCCGTGGATAACTTTGGCTTTTGGCAGGTCGCCGGACTTAATCCGGTCATAGATGAAGGTTTTACCGAAGCCAGTATCGGCCATGATGAATTTCAAATCAACCAGTGAATCAGGCTGTAGTTCGTGTTGCATGAGTGCTATCTCCGAATAGGGAATCGAACCTGCAAATCAGGTAATAAAAAACCGCCATCAGGCGGCTTGGTGTTCTTTCAGTTCTTCAATACAAATATTGGTTACGTCTGCATGTGCTATCTGCGCCCATATCATCCAGTGGTCATAGCAGTCGTTGATGTTCTCTGCTTCGATAACTCTGTTGAATGGTTCTCCATTCTATTCACCTGTGACTCGGAAGTGCATTTATCATCTCCATAAAACAAAACTCGCCGTAGTGAGTTCAGATAAAAAAATCCCCGCGAGTGCGAGGATTGTTATGTAATATTGGGTTTAATCATCTATATGTTTTGTACAGAGAGGGCAAGTATCGTTTCCACCGTACTCGTGATAATAATTTTGCACGGTATCAGTCATTTCTCGCACATTGCAGAATGGGGATTTGTCTTCATTAGACTTATAAACCTTCATGGAATATTTGTATGCCGACTTTATATCTATACCTTCATCTACATAAATACCTTCGTGATGTCTGCATGGAGACAAGACACCGGATCTGCACAACATTGATAACGCCCAATCTTTTTGCTCAGACTCTAACTCATTGATACTCATTTATAAACTCCTTGCAATGTATGTCGTTTCAGCTAAACGGTATCAGCAATGTTTATGTAAAGAAACAGTAAAATAATACTCAACCCGATGTTTGAGTACGGTCATCATCTGACACTACAGACTCTGGCATCGCTGTGAAGACGACGCGAAATTCAGCATTTTCACAAGCGTTATCTTTTACAAACCCGTATTCCTGCTCATATCACTCTCCTTTGATGCGAATGCCTGTTGCAATGCTGTTTATGATGCTGTCAGTGCATGGGGTAGAAAGCTGGGCATCTCCAGCAATTCTCATGACCTCAACATCTGCATATCGAATACCGAGGTGTATCAGACCGGCTATACCTGACTTAAGCCGAGCATTTTCCATAAACAGATCCTTTGCCCGCTGTTTTTCTGCCTCAAGCTCAACGAGCAACTTCCCTACCGTTAACGCAATCTCCTCGTTCTCCTGGTCGCGGCGTTTGATGTATTGCTGGTTTCTTTCCAGCTCATCCAGCAGCGCCAAGACGGTAGCGGGATTGGCTGCGGCGATGAATTCAGCATTGGCCTGCTGTTCCATTTGGAAATCTTCATCGAAACCGCTTTCTGGATGTGCTCCTTCAATTCTGCAAATAGGAATATATCCAGCAACTTCACGATGAATTAGCGCATCATCACCATCAAATCGGCTCTCTCCATATTCGAGCGACCACTCACCACACGTTGCTTTTTCTGCCTTGGCCCGCAGTGCCTGAGAGTTAATTTCGCTCACTTCGAACCTCTCTGTTTACTGATAAGCTCCAGATCTTCCTGGCAACTTGCACAAGTCCGACAACCCTGAACGGCCAGGCGTCTTCGTTCATCTATCGGATCGCCACACTCACAACAATAAGTGGCAGATATAGCCTGGTGGTTCAGGCGGCGCATTTTTATTGCTGTGTTGCGCTGTAATTCTTCAATTTCTGATGCTGAATCAATGATGTCTGCCATCTTTCATTAATCCCTGAATTGTTGGTTAATACGCTTGAGGGTGAATGCGAATAATAAAAAAGGAGCCTGTAGCTCCCTGATGATTTTGCTTTTCATGTTCACCGTTCCTTAAAAACGCCGTTTAACATGCCGATTGCCAGGCTTAAATGAGTCGGTGTGAATCCCATCAGCGTTACCGTTTCGCGGTGCTTCTTCAGTACGCTACGGCAAATGTCATCGACGTTTTTATCCGGAAACTGCTGTCTGGCTTTTTTGATTTCAGAATTAGCCTGACGGGCAATGCTGCGAAGGGCGTTTTCTTGCTGAGGTGTCACTGAACAAGCCCCATGTCGGCAAGCATAAGCACACAGAATATGAAGCCCGCTGCCAGGAAAATGCATTCAGTGATTGTCATACCTGGTCTCTCTCATCTGCTTCTGCTTTCGCCACCATCATTTCCAGCTTTTGTGAAAGGGATGTGGCTAACGTATGAAATTCTTCGTTTGTTTCTACTGGTATTGGCACAAACCTGACTCCAATTTGAGCAAGGCTATGTGCCATCTCAATACTCGTTCTTAACTCAACAGGAGATGCTTTGTGCATACCGCCTCCCGTTTATTATTTATCTTCTCAGCCAGCCGCTGTGCTTTCAGTGGATTTCTGATAACAGAAAGGCCGGGAAATACCCAGCCTCGCTTTGTAACGGAGTAGACGAAAGTGATCGCGCCTACCCGGATATTATCGTGAGGATGCGTCATCGCCATTGCTCCCCAAATACAAAACCAATTTCAGCCAGTGCCTCGTCCATTTTTTCGATGAACTCCGGCACCATCTCGTCAAAACTCGCCATGTACTTTTCATCCCGCTCAACCACGACATAATGCAGTCCTTCACGCTTCATACGCGGGTCATAGTTGGCAAAGTACCAGGCATCTTTTCGTGTCACCCACATGCTGTACTGCACCTGGGCCATGTAAGCCGACTTTATGGCCTCGAAACCACCGAGCCGGAATTTCATGAAATCCCGGGAGGTAAACGGGCATTTCAGTTCAAGGCCGTTGCCGTCACTGCATAAACCATCGGGAGAGCAGGCGGTGCGCATACTTTCGTCGCGATAGATGATCGGGGATTCAGTAACATTCACGCCGGAAGTAAACTCAAACAGGGCTCTGGCGTCGTTCTCGTACTGTTTTCCCCAGGCCAGTGCTTTAGCGTTAACTTCCGGAGCCACACCGGTGCAAACCTCGGCAAGCAGGGTGTGGAAGTAGGACATTTTCATGTCAGGCCATTTCTTTCCGGAGCGGGGTTTTGCTATCACGTTGTGAACTTCTGAAGCTGTGATGACGCCGAGCCGTAATTTGTGCCACGCATCATCCCCCTGCTCGACAGCTCTCACGTCGATCCCGGTACGCTGCAGGATAATGTCTGGTGTCATGCTGCCACCTTCTGCTCAGTGGCTTTTTGTTTCAGGAATCCAAGAGCTTTCACTGCTTCGGCCTGTGTCAGTTCTGACGATGCGCGAATGTCGCGGCGAAATATCTGGGAACAGAGCGGCAATAAGTCGTCATCCCATGTTTTATCCAGGGCGATCAGCAGAGTGTTAATCTCCTGCATGGTTTCATCGTTAACCGGAGTGATGTCGCGTTCCGGCTGACGTTCTGCAGTGTATGCGGTATTTTCGACAATGCGCTCGGCTTCATCCTTGTCATAGATACCAGCAAATCCGAAGGCCAGACGGGCACACTGAATCATGGCTTTATGCCGTAACATCCGTTTGGGATGCGACTGCCACGGCCCCGTGATTTCTCTGCCTTCGCGAGTTTTGAATGGTTCGCGGCGGCATTCATCCATCCATTCGGTAACGCAGATCGGATGATTACGGTCCTTGCGGTAAATCCGGCATGTACAGGATTCATTGTCCTGCTCAAAGTCCATGCCATCAAACTGCTGGTTTTCATTGATGATACGGGACCAGCCATCAACGCCCACCACCGGAACGATGCCGTTCTGCTTATCAGGGAAGGCGTAAATTTCTTTCGTCCACGGATTAAGGCCGTACTGGTTGGCGACGATCAACAATGCGATGAACTGCGCATCGCTGGCATCACCTTTAAATGCCGTCTGGCGAAGAGTGGTGATCAGTTCCTGTGGGTCGACAGAATCCATGCCGACACGTTCAGCCAGCTTCCCTGCCAGCGTTGCGAGTGCTGTACTCATCCGTTTTATACCTCTGAATCAATATCAACCTGGTGGTGAGCAATGGTTTCAACCATGTACCGGATGTGTTCTGCCATGCGCTCCTGAAACTCAACATCGTCATCAAACGCACGGGTAATGGCTTTTTTGCTGGCCCCGTGGCGTTGCAAATGATCGATGCATAGCGATTCAAACAGGTGCTGGGGCAGGCCTTTTTCCATGTCGTCTGCCAGTTCTGCCTCTTTCTCTTCACGGGCGATCTGCTGGTAGTGACGCGCCCAGCTCTGAGCCTCAAGACGATCCTGAATGTAATAAGCGTTCATGGCTGAACTCCTGAAAATGGCTGTGAAAATATCGCCCGCGAAATGCCAGGCTGATTAGGAAAACAGGAAAGGGGATTAGTGATTGAGGCCGTTACCGCGTCCGTCGAGAAAAACTTCCACGAGCAAATCACGGGTATAAGTGCGCTCGATGCCGCGATGCAGATAAAGCCGTCCGCGTAAATTAGCTGATGCAGTCCAGGTACCATCTTTGTGTTTGACCAGCATTCCTGGCATGACCGCACCGCGATTAACGGTCTGCGTTCCGTAATGTTGATGAACCATAAAAACTCCTGCCCGTAAGCTGGGCTGCTGAACAAATAAGGGGTTGCGCAGTATCTGGCGGTGGATGGCCGCCGGTTGTCATAACTAAGTCGCCTCGTTGAAGCAACTGAGGTATGAAGTGTTGAGTTGATTTCAGCTGGTCACACCGACGTTCACGCGTCCGTTTCACCCCTCGCACTCCCCGGAGCCTGCTGAAATTCAAGCTGCGGATCTAAGCGGTCATCGCAACGGTGAATCAGGTGGTTGCCGTATCGTTGTGTTGTTGCGACATGGTGATAATAGCTATTGCTATTGGTGATATCAATACTTATTGTTATTGTTAGATGTGTTTTGATATTAAATGTTTGATAGCAAAAAGAATTAATTTTGTGACTTGCATCGCATAGCGATAACTGAAGCGGAGTTGTGGTGGTTTTTTGAGCGGTTTGTGTGATGAGGGGAGGCAAAAGAAAACCCGGCACGGTGGCCGGGTTATTAATAAGGAATATCACATACAAAAATAAATTTTAAACTTGGGGAAGTATTTTTTTTGCAAAATCAATAGTTTCTTTGTGGTTGGATGCAGGTATATGATTTATTTTCTTAGCATCCATAGTTCTCTTTATGATGTCAATAACTTTGCTTTGGCCTGAGTTTGGTGATTCAGGAGTTTCAATTGTGAATAAAATGTCATCAAGTGAAAGCAGGTTTTCTTCTGCTGCTCGAGTTATTCTCATCACCCAAGTATCACTATGCTCCATCATTTTTCCTGGTTCAGCTTGAGTGAATGCCAGAGGTTTGATGGCACATTGGATCCTGTCATGCTTCTTGGCGACCAATGGCATTGAGAACTTTGCGAAATACCCATCAATGGTTGCTTGTTTGAAGACGTTCTTCAATCCATCTATTCTATCGATACTTCGTTTTAGCTCTCTGGCTAGAACATCTTCACGGCGCTCTTTTGTGTAGTCAGAGTGGTTTACATATTTATTGTAAATGCGGGCCAGCTCTTCTTTTGGGTTTTCGCTGAGAATCACTCTCGTAGAACTGAACTGAAAAATTGATTCTTTTTTGTTTGTAAAATATCTGAAGAATTGTGCAAGTTGTTGATGTCCAACAATCTGGGTCGCATGCATTTTTGCGAATTGTAGTTCTCTTTGTATTGAGTCTTTTGCTACAGGGAAAATACAATCATCATGGAAAAAATTCTTTACACGAGAGTCATTTCGCTTTGTGAGCTGGAAATCAAAGTAATTTTCTTTTGGCGCGCACAGAAGTACGCCTATGTTTGCGAACTCTTCAGTCTCCGCATAAGGCGCATAGCGAACGATGCTATATAGGCATGGAGTTGTCATTCTATTGCGCTCCAAAATTCATCACAATCACCTTTGTCTAGCGTAGTGCAGACAAAAGGTAAAAACTCCTCATCTACTATCCACTCTTCTGGAATTTCGTCAAGGATAGCAGGAAGCTTGTGTAAACTGTTAACGACCCTCTGGCGGTACTCTACGCGATCCACTAAATCATATTGCCATTTGCGGTTACCAGGGCCGTACACGTGCACAGAAAAATCTTCAGGTCCAGCATTCTGATCAAATGAGAGATTATGGTCAATCAGATAATACTTATCGTTACTGATGTCATAAAGGATGTTAACGTTTCCACCTTTGTCAGTAAGCGTTCTGTCTGCATTTAATATCCATTTATCAAAAACATAGATTAATTTTTGCTGTTCGACTGGGATGATCGTTTCGTTTCTTGACTGCGTAAACGTTAACGCTATTGCACCGTCAATGAACAATGAAGCAAAGGCATATCCTGTACAAATTTGTTGCTGCAGATCAGGTGAGTACTCTATAAGTTCCTCTGGCACAAATACGATTTTAAAGTCAGGTAAAGGAAGGCCGATATCATTAGCCAAACATGCCGAAATGAACTCAGCTAAGAGATTTTTCGGGGGCATTGATGGTTTTGACTTCAAAACATACAACTGCCCATCATCACATTTGCAAAGAAATGGCTGAGTGGAACCTTCATTGATGCGACGTATTACCTCAACGACATTAGGTATTGCACTATTGCTGCTCGCTACGCACTCCATCACTAACCCTTATGTGATTCAAGTCTTCCATCTCATTACTCCGCATCTCAAAGAGCGGTTTAACACTGCGTGTTTAAAGAAAAACAACAGGCCTATTGCTGTAACTGTTTTTTAGCCTCACTTTAACCATGCTTCCTATATGTCTGCGGCATGCTCCCAATAACCTTACCGAAGATAAACACCCGGTTCATCTCGTCTTTCTCGATCGGGTCCCACGGTGAGTAGCTCTTGTTATCAGAGATAACCAGCAGCTTATCCTTCATCATTTGCAGGCGCTTTACATGGGCTGTGTCGTCGTACAGAAACGCATAGATACCATCACCGTCGAAAGATTTAACAGTGATATCAACGAACAAAAGATCACCTGGTTCGATCGTTCCTGACATGCTGTCACCGCGTACGTTAATGATGCGGATATTTTCTGCCTTCCTGCCATCGAACATGTGACGAGCATCGTCAAACGAGTACTCAACCGAGCGTAGAACTTCTACAAACTCACGGTTGATTACACCTGGCCCGGCACTGACTTCTATATCAAGAACGTCAATTTTGAAGTATTTGGAATGGTTGACAGCAGGCTTCCCTGATTGTTGACCGTCATTTCTCATTGGGCCTATGCCTGATGAGAGCCACTCTGTTCGAACACCCAATGCATTAGCTATTTCAACAATTTTTGTTGAGCCGCGCGCGTTGCCGCTTGTCAGTCTCCAGATTGTGGGTTGAGCTACGCCAGACGCCTTTGCAAGAGCGCCTTGAGACATTCCAGATTGTTCCATCGCTAGGTTTAAGCGATCAGCAAGAGTTTCTTTTTTCATAAGTTTTAATTTATACGCTTGCGTATTGATGGTCAAAACACGTTTTGCTATTGATTGGGTTAATACGCATTGCTATTATCTATTCATTGCAAAACCAATAGGAATTGATAATGACAAATCAAACCATTCAACTCGCAATCAGTATTACAGGTAGTCAAAAACGACTGGCAGATCTATGCGGTGTAGCCCAACCCACTGTTTGGCGTTGGCTACACGGTGGCGGAATTGATGCCCGCTATGTAATGAAAATTGTCTCAGCCACGGGTGGAAAGATTAAACCAGCAGATATTCGTCCCGACCTCGCACCATTGTTTAACGCGAGTAATTCTGCCGCCTAAACTGCGGCGTTAACTGATAAGGCAATGACTATGCAATCACTTACATACCAACAGACTAGCGGATTTAGCCCGACTGCGGTGATAAATCGTTCTCAAACAAAACAGGCGCCAGGCCACGAAAAAATCCGTGATGCCGTTCGCGCCTGGTCGGCTGCAGATAATCAGGATGTTGTTGCCGCACTCATTGTGAATGAGTATCGGGAGCAGGGCGGCGGCACCATCGATTTCCCTGATGATGTCAGCCGTGCACGCCAGAAGCTGTTCCGCTTCCTCGATAACAAATTCGATTCTGAAAAATACCGAAATAACGTGCGTGAACTGACCCCGGCAATTCTGGCGGTACTACCGCTGGAATATCGCGGCCACCTGGTTGAGCAGGATAGCTTCATGGCTCGGCTGGCTGAAATGGAAAAGGAACTCAGTGAGGCAAAACAGGCTGTCATTCTCAACGCACCACGCCACCAGAAACTGAAGGAGATGAGTGAAGGCATTGTGTCGATGTTTCGTGTGGACCCAGATCTGGCTGGTCCATTGATGGCGATGGTTACTACCATGCTGGGGGCGATATGACAGGTTCAGAAATGGCGAAAGCCGGTCTGCTGGAACAGAACCGACTTTCAGGTGCAAATCGTAACACACTCATTGCGGGAGGAATTATGGCAAACACTGCTGAGATATTCAATTTTCCAGTGCCGGATGCGGCACAAAAGGAGCCGCGCGTGGCAGATCTCGATGATGGTTATACGCGCATTGCAAATGAGTTGCTGGAAGCTGTGATGCTGGCCGGATTAACACAGCACCAGCTTCTGGTCTTCCTGGCTGTCATGCGCAAAACATATGGCTTTAATAAAAAACTGGATTGGGTGAGCAACGAGCAACTGTCCGAATTGACCGGGATATTGCCGCACAAGTGTTCTGCTGCAAAAAGTGTTCTGGTAAAGCGTGGGATTTTGATTCAGAGCGGGCGGAATATCGGTATTAATAATGTGGTCAGTGAATGGTCAACATTACCCGAATCAGGTAAGAAAAATAAAGTTTACCTGAAAGAGGTAAATTTACCTGAATTAGGTAAGAAAAGTTTACCCAAATCAGGTAAAGGCGTTTACCCGAATCAGGTAAACACAAAAGACAAACTAACAAAAGACAATATAAAACCTTTTTCGTCCGAGAATTCTGGCGAATCCTCTGACCAACCAGAAAACGATCTTCCTGTGGTGAAACCAGATGCTGCAATTCAGAGCGGCAGCAAGTGGGGGACAGCAGAAGACCTGACCGCCGCAGAGTGGATGTTTGACATGGTGAAGACCATCGCGCCATCAGCCAGAAAACCGAATTTTGCAGGGTGGGCTAACGATATCCGCCTGATGCGTGAACGTGACGGACGTAACCACCGCGACATGTGTGTACTGTTCCGCTGGGCATGCCAGGACAACTTCTGGTCCGGTAACGTGCTGAGTCCGGCCAAACTCCGCGACAAGTGGACCCAGCTCGAAATCAACCGAAACAAGCAACAGGCTGGCGTGACAGCCGGCAAACCAAAACTCGACCTGACGAACACTGACTGGATTTACGGGGTGGAGCTATGAAAAACATCGCCGCACAGATGGTTAACTTTGACCGTGAGCAGATGCGTCGGATCGCCAACAACATGCCGGAACAGTACGACGAAAAGCCGCAGGTACAGCAGGTAGCGCAGATCATCAATGGTGTGTTCAGCCAGTTACTGGCAACTTTCCCGGCGAGCCTGGCTAACCGTGACCAGAATGAACTGAACGAAATCCGCCGCCAGTGGGTTCTGGCTTTCCGGGAAAATGGGATCACCACGATGGAACAGGTTAACGCTGGAATGCGCGTAGCCCGTCGGCAGAATCGACCATTCCTGCCATCACCCGGGCAGTTTGTTGCCTGGTGCCGGGAAGAAGCATCCGTTACCGCCGGGCTGCCAAACGCCAGCGAGCTGGTTGATATGGTTTACGAGTATTGCCGGAAGCGTGGCCTGTATCCGGACGCAGAGTCTTATCCATGGAAATCAAACGCGCACTACTGGTTGGTTACCAACCTGTACCAGAACATGCGGGCCAATGCGCTGACTGACGCGGAATTACGGCGTAAAGCTGCCGATGAGCTGACCTGTATGACCGCGCGAATTAACCGTGGTGAGGCGATACCTGAACCAGTAAAACAACTTCCTGTCATGGGCGGTAGACCTTTAAATCGTGCACAGGCTTTGGCGAAGATCGCAGAAATCAAAGCTAAGTTCGGACTGAAAGGAGCAAGTGTATGACGGGCAAAGAGGCAATTATTTATTACCTGGGGACGCATAAGAGCTTCTGTGCGCAGGACGTTGCCGCGGTAACAGGCGCAACAGTAACCAGTATAAATCAGGCTGCGGTTAAAATGGCACGGGCAGGAATCTTAGTCATTGATGGTAAGGTCTGGCGAACGGTGTATTACCGCTTCGCTACCAGGGAAGAACGGGAAGGAAAGGTGAGCACGAATCTGATTTTCAAGGAGTGTCGCCAGAGTGCCGCGATGAAACGAGTGTTGGCAGTGTATGGAGATATGAACTTAAACTTGCTGTGACGGTTTTCATCGGTAACACACCATGTAATCTAGCAGTCAGCTTAGAAATAGGAGCGGCAGTTAAAGATTTTTCAGTTAGTAGAAAATTACTGTTATTGCAGGGATCTAATCACCGGAGAGTCGTTCCATTTGTCTTATGATTACCTGAAGTCCGTTAGTTCGTTGGTAATCACCGTTTTTGTTAGAGAAGTAAGCATCGCTGACAAAATATTCTCAACGATGCCTGCTTTATTGCTACTACAAATTAATTAAATTGCATCTGCAAACTCTGGGGTTTTTCGCTCAGATATAATTGATGAGTTGCTGTTGTCACTTTTTTTATTTTCATGATTACGAATAGCCAATGACTCATTAAAGTCTTTTGCGACTGCTGTCTCAATAAATTCAATTTCTGAATCAGAGTGTTTTTTAAGAGCTTGTTTGATCTCATCCAGAGTAACATAGAAAAACTCTTTTCTACGATTTACAAGATTGACTCTCTTTTTATCGAAGACATCATGTAGTTTTTTTTCTAATGATGGAGCGTCCTCCGAATAAATCATGGCATGCACATCAAAAATAAAAGGAACAGATGCATCACCGAGCTCATTTACACGGTCTTGCGGATCAATACGTCGTGTCATGCCTATTTTATAAACATTCTCCCCAAAAGAACCTATGTTCGAAATAATATAAACATGACCTTGTTTGGTTTGTTGTGCCATGGATAATGCTCTTTGATGCTTTGATTCAGCCTGCGACAAACTCTGTTCTAGTTCGGCAATGCGATTTTCGAGGCGCTGCTTCATGTCACCAGTAACTTTTTCCATTTCCTTTCTTGCAGCTTCAATTGCTTTTTTATAACGGCGCTCTTCTGCCTCTGCGTCTTGCATGGCCTTTTCTATTTCTCGTTGTGCACGCTCCTCCTCTCTCATTTGTGCCCTTATTTCTGCCTGTTCTTCTTTTTCTTTCTGTTTTTGCTCACGATATTCATGGGTAAGCCACAATTCCTCAAGTTTTTTATTGAGGTATTTAGTGTTTATATATATGTGATTTTGCTCGTTTAGTTTATTTATGGCCTCAAATGCCTTTGTGATGCGTTCTTCCATTTTAGTGATATTTTTCCACGTGCAATTGCTAATTGCAGCATCACATTCATTATTAAATGCTCTAGTAGTTAACCTGATATTTCTGTCTGTCATTTTTTTACCCTCTGCTCGAGAGCCTTCAACAGTCCATTGGGTTGTACAATATACTGCGCCAGAGTGGGTTTTATCCCGCAGCATTAATTTCTGTTCATCCCTGATGGATTTTATTTTGTTTTTAAATTGCTCTGAATCTTCAAAATTAAAATGAGGTTCGTAAAATCCTAGTTCGGCTAGCTCAACATCTTCTGAATAAATAGAAATTTGCCTTACTAGCTTATCATATATTTCTTTCTTCTCTTTATAAGTTCTTCTTAGCTCTTGGATTTGTTTATTGATACCATCCATTTTTTCAATGGTGTTTGTTAGTTCATTATTGGCATTTTCTTTTACTTTTTGGGATTCTTCTTTTATTATGGAGCATTCTTGCTCTGTTTTCTCAATAAGCTTCTTACATTCTTCTTCTACATTAAAATAATCTGCAAAGCGAGATTTGTATTCTTCATTTTTTTGATTGCTATCACTTAATTCTAATTGTATTTTTTTGATGCGTTTGATTGCAGCTATATAAAGAACAAGAACAACCAATAAAAATATGATTGCAAGTAATAGTGGAGTTTGAGTCATTCGTGCTATTCCTTACGGACAATTTAAGACGTTTTTATTAAATCCTGTTCAATGTGTATGCGGGTGATTGCCACCGCTTACAATCTTCATAATTATCAGTTAGATAGACTCTCTAGTAAATAATTTCATTTTTTGCAATATTCTTGTTGAATATTTCAATTTATGAAATGAACTCTTTATCCTTTCAAGGCGAAAGGTTTCTTCTTCGGAAATATTTGCTCTCGTGTGACGTATAAAGACCTTTGATTTTCAAAAATCAGTAGGGAATAATATAGTTACTGTCGGCCTGAACACCCAGTGGTGGGGTTGCGCTAAACGGGGACGTTTATGCGCACATACAATCCAAACTCTCTTCTCCCTTCACAGATGCAGAGATGCACCTGCGATTTTTTGCATCCAGCGTTTGACCTCTGCGGAGGTGAAGCGTGAACCTCCCACAAGACGGCATCAAATTGCATCGTGGTAACTTCACTGCTATCGGTCAGCAGATCCAGCCTTATCTGGAGGACGGCAAATGCTTTCGCATGGTGCTTAAACCGTGGCGCGAGAGACGCAGTCTTTCCCAGAATGCACTCAGCCACATGTGGTACAGCGAAATCAGTGAATACCTCATCAGCAAGGGTAAAACGTTCGCCACTCCAGCTTGGGTAAAAGATGCTCTCAAACACACATATCTCGGTTATGAAACCAAAGACCTGGTTGATGTCGTAACCGGTGATATCACCACTATCCAGTCGTTACGCCATACCTCCGATCTTGATACCGGAGAGATGTATGTCTTCCTGTGTAAGGTTGAAGCCTGGGCGATGAATATTGGCTGCAACCTGACTATTCCGCAGAGCTGCGAGTTCCAGCTGCTGCGCGACAAGCAGGAGGCGTAATGGCTACACCGCTTATTCGTGTCATGAACGGACACATCTACAGAGTACCAAATCGTCGTAAGCGTAAACCGGAGCTGAAGCCTTCCGAAATACCAACACTGCTCGGATATACCGCCAGCCTGGTTGATAAAAAATGGTTGCGACTGGCAGCAAGGAGGAATCATGGCTGATTTGAGAAAAGCAGCGCGTAGTCGGGAATGCCAGGTAAGAATCCCTGGCGTATGTAATGGCAACCCTGAAACGTCTGTACTGGCACATATCCGGCTGACTGGATTGTGCGGCACCGGTACCAAACCGCCAGACCTGATTGCCACCATTGCATGTTCTGCCTGCCACGACGAAATCGACCGCCGCACACATTTTGTCGATGCTGCATATGCAAAAGAATGCGCGCTGGAAGGTATGGCGAGAACACAGGTTATCTGGCTGAAAGAGGGGGTTATTAAGGCGTGAATACCTACAGCATCACATTACCCTGGCCTCCGAGCAATAATCGCTATTACCGCCATAATCGCGGGCGCACACACATCAGCGCAGAAGGGCAGGCATACCGCGATAACGTCGCCCGAATCATCAAAGGCTCCATGCTGGATATCGGCCTGGCTATGCCTGTGAAAATCCGCATTGAGTGCCACATGCCGGATCGCCGTCGCCGTGACCTGGATAATCTGCAAAAGGCCGCTTTTGACGCACTCACCAAAGCAGGTTTCTGGCTGGATGATGCTCAGGTCGTTGATTACCGCGTTGTGAAGATGCCTGTTACCAAAGGTGGGAGGCTGGAACTGACCATCACCGAACTGGGAGATGAATGATGTTTGAGTCTTATATGGCAGAGCGTCTTCGCCGCCGCTGGGTGCGCCTGCGCTTATATCGTTTCCCCGGTTCTGTTTTGACCGATTACCGAATACTGAAGAATTACGCCAAAACCCTGACAGGAGCAGGAGTATGAAGTCAGAGATAACAATCAACTAATACTGTTTCGTTGATTTTTGCTTGTAATTGGCGTTCTGGTCTGATTTTTGTGGAGTAAGTTGATGCGTGATATTCAGATGGTTCTTGAGCGTTGGGGAGCGTGGGCGGCTAATAATCATGAAGATGTGACCTGGTCGTCCATTGCCGCCGGTTTTAAGGGATTAATTACTTCAAAAGTAAAATCTCGCCCGCAATGTTGTGACGATGACGCGATGATCATTTGCGGGTGCATGGCCCGTCTGAAAAAGAACAACAGCGATTTGCACGATTTATTAGTAGATTATTATGTAGTCGGTATGACATTCATGTCACTGGCAGGTAAGCATTGCTGCTCTGATGGTTATATCGGGAAAAGGTTACAGAAGGCTGAGGGCATAATTGAAGGGATGTTAATGGCATTAGATATCCGGTTAGAGATGGATATCGTTGTTAATAACTCTAATTAATACGCCAATTATTTACTAAAAGTTATTAAAAATGGGGCGTTGAAACGCCCCCAAAAATAAAGGGTAATATATAACAGAAGGTTTGTATAGTTAGAAGCAAGGTTGTGCTTCTAAAGGAAGTGGCTTGAGGGAGCCACTTATATGTTGGGGAGGCAAAGCCTCCCACAACATATCTTTTAGTAATCAAATTAGAACTGGTAAACCATACCTACAGCAACGATATCATCGGTAGCAACGCCAGATGCTTTCGTGAAATCGCTCTTATCAATCAGGTTGATTTTGTAGTCAACAAAAGTGGACATATTTTTGTTGAAGTAATAGGTTGCACCTACATCAACATATTCAACCAGGTCCTGATCACCCCAAACACCCAAGTCTTTTCCTTTAGAATGCAGGTAAGCAACGGATGGACGCAGGCCGAAGTCGAACTGATATTGTGCAACAGCTTCGAAGTTTTGTGCTTTGTTGGCAATATGGTTATTACCAAAAACAGTCATGTTCTGGGTTTCAGAATAGGTGGTGGCCAGATAGATGTTGTTCGCATCATATTTCAGACCAGCTGCCCATACTTCAGCATTTTGACCAGAAGCATTCAGACCGTTGTTACCGTAGATAACCTGATTATTAGTGCGATCAGATTTAGCATAGGTTGCACCCACGCCGAATCCTTCATACTCATAAGTAGTTGAGAAACCGAAACCATCGCCATTAGCTTCAGTTACTTCATTTCGGTCATTTTTGCCCTGATACTGAGCTGCAAAGTTCAGGCCATCAACCAGACCAAAGAAGTCGTTGTTACGATAAGTTGCAACACCTGTGGTGCGACCAGTCATGAATACATCTGTTTGGGTCCAGGTATCGCCACCGAATTCTGGCAGAACGTCAGTCCACGCACCGATGTCGTATGCTACACCGTAGTTACGGCCGTAATCGATTGAGCCGTAGTCACCAAATTTCAGGCCTGCAAATGCAAGACGGGTTTTGTCTTTGGAGGAACCTTGAGATTCAGCGCGGTTGCCTTTGAATTCATATTCCCACTGACCGAAACCAGTCAGTTGATCGTTGATTTGGGTTTCACCTTTGAAGCCAAGACGGGCATAAGTAGTATCACCATCATCTGCATCATTAGAGGAGAAGTAGTGCTTAGCATTAACTTTCCCGTACAGATCCAGCTTGTTACTGTCTTTATTATAAATTTCAGCTGCCTGAGCAGACATCGCCATCAGTACTGATGCAGCTACAGCAGAAATTGCCACTGTTAATTTTTTCATCGTGAGCCCTTTTTTTTGAACTATTATTAAAAAATGATGTCACTGCGCGATAAATATTCATCTAATCAATGTGATTATTTCAAGATGTAAGTTTTGGTTTCTCGTTTGATTTGTGAAGTAGATCTCTATTTTTATCTGAACTTTTTTCTATCGAATCCTATTCATAGCTCTTGGCTGAATAAAAATAAATCTATTAGCCAATTTATACTAACGGTTGTTATTTATAAGTGCTCTATAATTTGAAGGTTCAATTTAAATCGGCTAAAAATAACACTGGAAATTATTTGTTGGTTATTTGTTGAGATTTGCTTATGTATTTGTAGTGGTGTTTTCAATACTCGGTAGCATTCTCGCAAATATCATTTAGTGGTTTACGTACGTAAAAAATTGGTTATGCTGTTAAGAGTGGTTACTTCGTCACACAGCTTAAACCCGCCGTCGAGCGGGTTTTTCCATTTTTTGAGTCTCGATATTAGCTGATAACCCAATACCTGAGTTATTCACTGACTTCGAGTCTGTTACGTTTCGTAGTATTCCCTCAATTTACACCCGCTTTGTCTGCGAGGTGGGGTTATGAAATCCATGGATAAGTTAACAACGGGTGTCGCCTATGGCACCTCAGCAGGTAGTGCCGGGTACTGGTTTTTACAGCTGCTAGATAAAGTCACGCCCTCACAGTGGGCGGCAATTGGAGTGCTGGGTAGCCTGGTATTTGGCCTGCTGACGTACCTGACAAACCTTTATTTCAAGATTAAAGAAGATAAGCGTAAGGCTGCACGGGGAGAGTAATTCAATGACTCAAAACTATGAACTGATTGTGAAAGGGATCCGCAATTTTGAGAATAAAGTTACGGTAACTTTAGCGTTACGGGACAAAAAACGCTTTGACGGTGAAATTTTTGACCTGGACATCTCGCTGGACCGTGTTGAAGGTGCCGCGCTGGAGTTTTATGAGGCAGCAGCCAGAAGGAGCATCAGACAGGTCTTCCTGGATGTTGCTGCCGGGTTATGTGAAGGGGATGAGCTGTCGCCGGAAAAGCGCCCCATAATTTTAGAGGCGCAGAATGTGTGGATAACCTACAAAGGAAAGCTACCGGGAAGAATTACTGGTTCTCTGAAGACTCCGCCGAAATGGTAATTTCACCAGCATATTTTTCTTCCAGTAATACCGCCAGCCACTTGAAAGAATTTTGTTGTTGCTGGGACCATTTGGGGTTGAGTGATTCAAGCTGGAGCGATGCCAGTGTTGGTTGCATTTGTTCCTTGGGAATTGAGAATGCCAGATATGAAAATGCGACAGTAAGGGCATTTACATCATCCCGAAGCTTGGAAATGCAGTCGAGCAACTCCTGTAGAGAAATGGTGCTATTGTCCATAAACAATCCTCTCTATTGTATTTAACTATTCCTTGCCTGATTCAACAGGCCGGGACAGATAAACATATCCAGGGTTCAGAAACCGATAAATCCTGATAAATATCCATGAACGCAAAAATCAGATACGGCCTGTCGGCTGCCGTTCTGGCACTGATTGCCGTCGGTGCGCCTGCGCCTGATATTCTCGACCAGTTTCTGGATGAAAAAGAAGGTAACCACACAACGGCATACCGCGATGGTTCCGGCATCTGGACCATCTGTCGGGGTGCCACGATGGTGGATGGAAAACCCGTTTTTCCCGGTATGAAACTGTCGAAGGAAAAATGCGACCAGGTTAACGCCATTGAACGTGATAAGGCGCTGGCATGGGTGGAGCGCAATATTAAAGTGCCACTGACCGAACCACAGAAAGCGGGTATCGCGTCATTTTGTCCCTATAACATTGGCCCCGGTAAGTGTTTCCCGTCGACGTTTTATAAGCGGCTGAATGCCGGTGATCGTAAAGGTGCATGCGAGGCGATTCGCTGGTGGATAAAAGATGGTGGGCGCGATTGCCGCATACGTTCAAATAACTGCTATGGACAGGTTATTCGTCGTGACCAGGAAAGCGCATTAGCCTGTTGGGGGATAGATCAGTGAGCAGAGTCGCCGCGATTATTTATGCTCTGGTTATCTGCATCATCGTCTGCCTGTCATGGGCTGTTAATCATTACCGTGATAACGCAATCGCCTACAAAGAGCAGCGCGATAACAAGGCCAGTGAACTGGAGAAGGCGAACGCCACCATCGCTGACATGCGGAAGCGTCAACGTGATGTAGCAGAACTCGACGCAAGATACACAAAGGAGCTTGCTGATGCTAACGCGACTATCGAAAGTCTCCGTGCTGATGTTTCTGCTGGGCGTAAGCGCCTGCAAGTCGCCGCCACCTGTGCAAAGTCAACGACCGGAGCCAGCGGCATGGGCGATGGAGAAAGCCCAGGACTTACAGCAGATGCTGAACTCAATTATTACCGTCTCCGAAGTGGAATCGACAAGATAACCGCGCAGGTTAACTACCTGCAGGAATACATCAGGACGCAATGCCTGAAATAATTTTTTTGCAAATCACAAAGTCCATTTAATGAGCCTCGCAATGCGGGGCTTTTTGCAATAAATGCGTACCGCAACGCATGTTTTTTACACCGAACCTGCCCCTTTGGAATGGGCCTTTGAGGATACCAGTTAGTGCTGGCGAGCCTCGGTGGGCTGGTTTCCTGTGCGGCAAAGGTTCATTTCAAAGAGTAGGTACACGCTATGAAATCATTAACCCTCTTCAATCAACCAATTCGTATCGGTGAAGATGGCATGATCTGCCTCACTGATATGTGGAAAGCCAGTGGTAAAAGTGAATCTGAATCGCCTTACCACTACCTGCGAAACAAGCAGACCAAAGAGTTCTTAGCCGAGCTGGAGAAAAACCACGAATCTGTGGTTTTTACTGAGCGCGGTGTACACGGTGGAACATATGGCGGGAAGTTTGTTGCTTACGATTATGCGGCTTGGTTAAACCCCGGGTTCAAGTACGCGGCCTATAAAGTCCTCGATGACTACTTCACCGGAGAACTTCAGCATCGCAACAGCTTAAGTGCGCAGCTCAACATGAAATGTCATGAGTTTGACCAGAAGAAAGACATGGCGAGCTTCTGCGGACAAGGGCTGGCAGCATGGCGCTATACGAAGCCAGTGTTGGTCGCTGAGATTAACTCCCTGGCTAACCAGCTGCAGATTACGATCCCCGGGCTTCCGGGATGAGTGATCGTGTCATTGAATGCGCCTCCAGAGCGGGGCGCGACTTCTCAGAGTTCATGAAAGGCGAGAAGGGCATGATGGAAGCATTGGCCTCGGTGGATGAGTTTGGCGAGCAGCTGCGCCTCAACGGCTGTGTCAATCATCACTTTGTTAGCTACATGATGCGGAACTCGATCATGCAGGCATTCATGGACATGGCAAAAGCCGAGAGGAAAGAAGAGCGCCGGCGTAAGCGAGCGGAAGCAAAAGCAAAAGCAAAAGTGAAGTAGCCATTACAAAGCCCATTTACGGGTGGGCTTGATAATGAAACCGGAATTTATTCTGGGCCACCAGTTAACGGCAGTACCACGAAACAACCCAAGCCAGTAAGTGGGGAAATAACACTGGCAGCCACTGAAAGATGAAGCTCCTGCCTTAAGGCAAAAAAGATTCTTTGTGGTGGCGGACTGATGGAAAGACATCGGTTATTGCAGAGGCCATTCAATGAGTGGTCTCGACAATGGCTTATACCCTACACGGGATAACTTAACTGATATCCCTTTTAACGGATAAAGGTATTCAAGCCTGACACATCATGCGCTGTATCGTCGCCGTATTCCCGCATTAACCATGACCGTAGCCCGACGGGGAATTCCTTCTGCGTGAGTGTGCGGGAATAATCAAAAACGATGCACACCGGGTTATTAACGCGTCAACTGAACGCGGGGTTGCTCTTCATGTCAGCCAGTCCGGTGCAGGGGTAGAAGAAACCGGACGTTATGGTTTAGTGTGGAAACATTTGTGATGTGCTCTGTATGTTTTCAGTAAAGAGTAATGAATTATCAAAGGTATAGTAATATCTTTTTTGTTCGTGGATATTTGTAACCCACCGAAAAACTCCTGCTTTAGCAAGGTTTCTTCTGTATTCCTGAAATGTGATCTCTCTGGATTTCAGCTTATTAGAGGTCGTTTCTATAAGATGCCTATCCTTTGAAAATTTGACAGACACAATGTTTTTTAGGCCCTTTAATAACACTGTATTATCATTTTTTAATACAATATGAACATTCTCTGTGGCTAAATAGTAAATGTAATGTGAGACATTGTGACGTTTTAGCTCAGAATAAAACCATTGATAGTTTAAATCGTTTCGAACTTTATCAAATATTTGTTTAAAAATGACTACCTGATCCATAGATAAACCTTCCATGTGATATGAGGGGGCGTAGTCTGCACGATTATCTAAATTGCTTCAATCTGGTCTGACCTGTTTTCTGAGCAATTCAGTAATGTCACTCTTTTCTTTGTTTGCTTCAGGAGAAACTCTTTTTTCTGAGCACAGTCTCCGGCGGCAGGCTTCAATGACCCAGGCTGAGAAATTCCCGGACCCTTTTTGCTCAAGAGCGATGTTAATTTGTTCAATCATTTGGTTAGGAAAGCGGATGTTGCGGGTTGTTGTTCTGCGGGTTCTGTTCTTCGTTGACATGAGGTTGCCCTGTATTCAGTGTCGCTGATTTGTATTGTCTGAAGTTGTTTTTACGTTAAGTTGATGCAGATCAATTAATACGATACCTGCGTCATAATTGATTATTTGACGTGGTTTGATGGCCTCCACGCACGTTGTGATATGTAGATGATAATCATTATCGCTTTACGGGTCCTTTCCGGTGATCCGACAGGTTACGGGGCGGCGACCTCGCGGGTTTTTGCTATTTATGAAAATTTTCCGGTTTAAGGTGTTTCCGTTCTTCTTCGCCGTAACTTAATGTTTTTATTTAAAATACCCTCTGAAAAGAAAGGAAACGACAGGTGCTGAAAGCGAGCTTTTTGGCCTCTGTCGTTTCCTTTCTCTGTTTTTGTCCGTGGAATGAACAATGGAAGTCAACAAAAAGCAGCTGGCTGACATTTTCGGTGCGAGTATCCGTACCATTCAGAACTGGCAGGAACAGGGAATGCCCGTTCTGCGAGGCGGTGGCAAGGGTAATGAGGTGCTTTATGACTCTGCCGCCGTCATAAAATGGTATGCCGAAAGGGATGCTGAAATTGAGAACGAAAAGCTGCGCCGGGAAGTTGAAGAACTGAGGCAGGCCAGCGAGACAGATCTCCAGCCAGGGACTATTGAGTACGAACGCCATCGACTTACGCGTGCGCAGGCCGACGCACAGGAGCTGAAAAATGCCAGAGACTCCGCTGAAGTGGTGGAAACCGCATTCTGTACTTTCGTGCTGTCGCGGATCGCAGGTGAAATTGCCAGTATTCTCGACGGGATCCCCCTGTCGGTGCAGCGGCGTTTTCCGGAACTGGAAAACCGACATGTTGATTTCCTGAAACGGGATATCATCAAAGCCATGAACAAAGCAGCCGCGCTGGATGAACTGATACCGGGGTTGCTGAGTGAATATATCGAACAGTCAGGTTAACAGGCTGCGGCATTTTGTCCGCGCCGGGCTTCGCTCACTGTTCAGGCCGGAGCCACAGACCGCCGTTGAATGGGCGGATGCCAATTACTATCTCCCAAAAGAATCCGCATACCAGGAAGGGCGCTGGGAAACACTGCCCTTTCAGCGGGCCATCATGAATGCGATGGGCAGCGACTACATCCGTGAGGTGAATGTGGTGAAGTCTGCCCGTGTCGGTTATTCCAAAATGCTGCTGGGTGTTTATGCCTACTTTATAGAGCATAAGCAGCGCAACACCCTTATCTGGTTGCCGACGGATGGTGATGCCGAGAACTTTATGAAAACCCACGTTGAGCCGACCATCCGCGATATTCCGTCGCTGCTGGCGCTGGCTCCGTGGTATGGCAAAAAGCACCGGGATAACACGCTCACTATGAAGCGTTTTTCCAATGGTCGTGGCTTCTGGTGCCTGGGCGGTAAAGCGGCAAAAAACTACCGTGAAAAGTCGGTGGATGTGGCGGGTTATGATGAACTTGCTGCCTTTGATGAGGATATTGAACAGGAAGGCTCTCCGACGTTCCTTGGCGACAAACGTATTGAAGGCTCGGTCTGGCCAAAGTCCATCCGTGGCTCCACGCCCAAAGTGAGAGGCACCTGCCAGATTGAGCGTGCAGCCAGTGAATCCCCGCATTTTATGCGTTTTCATGTTGCCTGCCCGCACTGCGGGGAGGAGCAGTATCTTAAATTTGGCGACAAAGAGACGCCGTTTGGCCTCAAATGGACGCCGGATGACCCCTCCAGCGTGTTTTATCTCTGCGAGCATAATACCTGCGTCATCCGCCAGCAGGAGCTGGACTTTACTGATGCCCGTTATATCTGCGAAAAGACCGGGATCTGGACCCGTGATGGCATTCTCTGGTTTTCGTCATCCGGTGAAGAGATTGAGCCGCCGGACAGTGTGACCTTTCACATCTGGACGGCGTACAGCCCGTTCACCACCTGGGTGCAGATTGTCAAAGACTGGATGAAGACGAAAGGGGATACGGGAAAACGTAAAACCTTCGTGAACACCACGCTCGGTGAGACATGGGAAGCGAAAATTGGCGAACGTCCGGATGCTGAGGTGATGGCGGAGCGGAAAGAGCATTATTCAGCGCCCGTTCCTGACCGTGTGGCTTACCTGACCGCCGGTATCGACTCCCAGCTGGACCGCTACGAAATGCGCGTATGGGGATGGGGGCCGGGTGAGGAAAGCTGGCTGATTGACCGGCAGATTATTATGGGCCGCCACGACGATGAACAGACGCTGCTGCGTGTGGATGAGGCCATCAATAAAACCTATACCCGCCGGAATGGTGCAGAAATGTCGGTATCCCGTATCTGCTGGGATACTGGCGGGATTGACCCGACCATTGTGTATGAACGCTCGAAAAAGCATGGGCTGTTCCGGGTGATCCCCATTAAAGGGGCATCCGTCTACGGAAAGCCAGTGGCCAGCATGCCACGTAAGCGAAACAAAAACGGGGTTTACCTTACCGAAATCGGTACGGATACCGCGAAAGAGCAGATTTATAACCGCTTCACACTGACGCCGGAAGGGGATGAACCGCTTCCCGGTGCCGTTCACTTCCCGAATAACCCGGATATTTTTGATCTGACCGAAGCGCAGCAGCTGACTGCTGAAGAGCAGGTCGAAAAATGGGTGGATGGCAGGAAAAAAATACTGTGGGACAGCAAAAAGCGACGCAATGAGGCGCTCGACTGCTTCGTTTATGCGCTGGCGGCGCTGCGCATCAGTATTTCCCGCTGGCAGCTGGATCTCAGTGCACTGCTGGCGAGCCTGCAGGAAGAGGATGGTGCAGCAACCAACAAGAAAACACTGGCAGATTACGCCCGTGCCTTATCCGGAGAGGATGAATGACGCGACAGGAAGAACTTGCCGCTGCCCGTGCGGCACTGCATGACCTGATGACAGGAAAACGGGTGGCAACGGTACAGAAAGACGGACGGCGAGTGGAGTTTACGGCCACTTCCGTGTCTGACCTGAAAAAATACATTGCGGAGCTGGAAGTGCAGACCGGCATGACACAGCGACGCAGGGGACCTGCAGGATTTTATGTATGAAAACGTCCACCATTCCCACCCTTCTGGGGCCGGACGGCATGACATCGCTGCGTGAATATGCCGGTTATCACGGCGGTGGCAGCGGATTTGGTGGGCAGTTGCGGGCGTGGAACCCACCGAGTGAAAGTGTGGATGCAGCCCTGCTGCCCAACTTTACCCGTGGCAATGCCCGCGCAGACGATCTGGTACGCAATAACGGCTATGCCGCCAACGCCATCCAGTTGCATCAGGATCATATCGTCGGGTCTTTTTTCCGGCTCAGTCATCGCCCAAGCTGGCGCTATCTGGGCATCGGGGAGGAAGAAGCCCGTGCCTTTTCCCGCGAGGTTGAAGCGGCATGGAAAGAGTTTGCCGAGGATGACTGCTGCTGCATTGACGTTGAGCGAAAACGCACGTTTACCATGATGATTCGGGAAGGTGTGGCCATGCACGCCTTTAACGGTGAACTGTTCGTTCAGGCCACCTGGGATACCAGTCCGTCGCGGCTTTTCCGGACACAGTTCCGGATGGTCAGCCCGAAGCGCATCAGCAACCCGAACAATACCGGCGACAGCCGGAACTGCCGTGCCGGTGTGCAGATTAATGACAGCGGTGCGGCGCTGGGATATTACGTCAGCGAGGACGGGTATCCTGGCTGGATGCCGCAGAAATGGACATGGATACCCCGTGAATTACCCGGCGGGCGCGCCTCGTTCATTCACGTTTTTGAACCCGTGGAGGACGGGCAGACCCGCGGTGCAAATGTGTTTTACAGCGTAATGGAGCAGATGAAGATGCTCGACACGCTGCAGAACACGCAGCTGCAGAGCGCCATTGTGAAGGCGATTTATGTCTATCATCTCACCGTAGTTGCCCGCATCGTTCGCCAACTCCACTGAAACCCTTGCTGCGTCTGGAATGTCGTTTTCCATGCTTTTGATGACCGTTCATCACCCTTCCAGTTTTTCGCGGTTTTGTGTATTGCAATGTGTATTGCAAATTGGCGATCGGGATGGGTGTGTATTGCAAATCTCTTGAGGGCTTTTAATGGCTATTGAAAACAAACTCAGTGACAAACTGTTAAAGAGTCTTGTCGGAAAACGGCAGGACAAACAAAAAACAATAGCGGATGGGCGCGGGTTGTCTGTGCGTGTAAGCATGGTTGGGGGGATCAGCTTTGTTTTTTACTATCGTCTTGGTGGCAGGGAATCCCCTCCGGTATGGCTTACACTTGGTCGCTATCCTGACATGTCTCTTGCAACGGCCAGGCGCATGCGTGATCAGTGCCGTGAATGGCTGGCTGAAAATCTGGACCCCCGCAGGCAAATAAAACTTGCTGCCGAAAAAACTATGCAACCAGTGACCGTAAGGGATGCGCTGTTTTACTGGTACGACAATCACGCCACAACAGCCAGAAAAGAGCATGAATATTTAATAAAACGATTTGAAAAGCATATCTTCCCCTATATCGGTGATATGGCTATAGAACAGTGCAAATTACACACATGGCTTACCGTCTTTGACAGGATCAAAAAAAATGCGCCTGTTATGTCTGGTGCAATTTTTCTTGATATCAAACAGGCGTTGCGTTTTTGTCGCGTCAGGCAATACATCGCGTGCGATCCCTTTGGAGATATTAACGTAAGTTATGTCGGGCGCTCATCCGGTATAAGGGATCGCGTTCTTAATATCAATGAAACCGCTGATGTATGGTCTTATGCTTACGGTAATAATTTGCTAACTCTGTCATCAATATATAACCGAAGAATAATGGTTATCTGCCTGGTGTTTGGTTGCCGACAGCAGGAGGCGAGGCTATCCACCTGGGACGAATGGGATTTAAAAAACTGGGTATGGACAGTCCCAAAAGAGCACAGCAAAAACAAGGAGGCTATAGTAAGGCCTGTTCCTGACGGAATAAAACAATGGATCGTTAATCTTTACGCAGAAACAAAAAATCGCGGTTATGTTGTCGGTTGTGCTTTGCAAAGGGCGACAATAACAGGGGCTGCAAACAGAATATGCAGGCGTCTTGGTCATGATACTAATGGCTTGTGGTGCATACATGATTTCAGGCGCACATTTTCCACTACGCTTAATGATATGGGGGCGGATCCTTATATTGTCGAACTTCTTTTAGGTCATAAAGTGAAAGGGGTTGCTGGTGTTTACAATAAAAGCAGGCATATAAAGAAAAAACTTGAGGTGCTTAATATGTGGGTTAATTACCTTAATACGATAGCAGGATTTAACAACAACGTTATCGAGCTTAATAAAGAGGTGGTGTGATATGGCAATTTATTCTCTTGTTGATGAAAACGATTTGCGCACAATGAAGGACATTGATCGGTTCATTCGTGAAAAAGAGTGCATAGCACTTACCACGCTGGCAAACTCAACACGCTGGAAAATGGAGCAGGCAGGTAAATTCCCGCGACGTATCAAGATCGGTGAACGTGCTGCAGGGTATCGACTTTCAGAGGTTCAGGCATGGATCCGTGGTGAGTGGCATCCTGGATGGAAACCTGGAAAAACAAAACAGCAATAACCAGTAAATAATGCCCCTCATCACGAGGGGTTTTTTGTCTATAAGGTAAAAACGCGATGAATAAAAATATTGCCGTGACGGGCAAGGGGTACGCTCGTCCAGTGAAAAAATTCTGCGATATTCGTGATCTCGTCGTTCTGCGCTTTGATAGTGTGAACGTTCGTGTGGTGTATCTGAACGGCGATCCGTGGTTTGTTGCAAAAGATGTTTGTGCTGCGCTGGAACTAACCAATTCGCGTACGGCGTTGCAGATGCTTGATGATGATGAAAAGGGAGTAAATTTAACTTACACCCCAGGAGGAAATCAGAATATGAGAATTATCTCTGAGTCAGGTTTCTACAAACTAATAGCCCGCAGCCGCAAAGCAACGACGCCTGGCACATTTGCTCATCGTTTCAGTAACTGGGTATTCAGAAATGTGATACCAGGTATCAGAAAAACGGGGACTTATGGTATCCCGTGGGGTGCATTACAGGATTTTTCCCGCCGTAAAGAGCAATATCAAATAAGTGCCAGCGAGAAGGGGAGGGAGCTACAGGCATGTAAGCGCAAAAAGCGTGAGCTGGAGGAAGAAGAAAAAACGCTGATACGTGAATATCAGCCTGAGTTTTACTTTGGTAACCGCATTCAGTGACAAAACAAAGGCGACCGCAAAAGGGTCGCCAGTGGGAACAAGGGAAAACAAAAGCATCACCAACAATGCCACATTTGCGGCTGGTGGGCAATGTGATCAGTCAGATTTGGTTCGTTCCAAGGTTTGCAACGAGAGCTTTTTCCTGTGCTCTTTAAGGAATTTCTCAAGAGCAAACGAACAAGGTGCGAATCTTTCTGATTCATGTTCATGCGCTATATTTTTGCGTCGTCTCTTACGAGTTGGTGATGGTGTTTTGGTTGATTCTGTGTCGCTCATGGTGCTGTCCTGTAAAGCAATGCGCCTGCGTTCCTCAAACTATGGCGCTGATATTGGCTATTCATGCTCTTTGACCTTGCGTCGCTGGAGTTCTTCACGCGCGACGGTGACGAGTTGCCCGATCTCCTCGGCTGCTTTGATGCCGATTTGTTCGACCTTAGCCAGGGCATCCAGTGACGACACAAGGGGATTTTCTCCGCTGCCTTCTGCTTGGCGGCGGGCTATTTCTCCGCGCATGGCGGTTACGATAAATCCGGCATTGCTTTCACCGTCCAGCTTAACGGATTCCATCCCTTGCATAACATCTAGTGGGACTCTGACAGTTGTCAGTTGTGATTTTGCGTTTTTGTTAGCCGTTGCCATTTCTGAAACTCCTAATCATCGGTGTGTTTCAGTATACACAAAAAAAGAAATACAAAAAGCCTTGACGTGTGTTTCATGCGCTCATAACATGAAACACACCGAAAGGATTGTTGAAATACAAAGAGCAACGCCCCGCAGTGCTGGGAACACATACGGGGCGTCTAACCAACAACGTAAACTAGGAGCCGTTATGGTTGCTGTAAATCATATACCACACCTTGTACACACACAAACGGCCTTTGTGTGGCGTTTTCTGGCACTGAGTGCCGGAGAATCTCAAATCATCCACGTAACCGCCTGGACGGAACGCGAAGCGCGTAGCCGTTGCCCGTCCGGTTGTGTTGCTGTATTCGCTGCAAAAATCCGCCAGGGAGTGAGTCATGCTTAAAACCTTCCGTGTATTTGCCCGAGCTGTTAACCCAATAGGCCACACAATTGGTATCGCTCAGAATGTGAAGGCTGTTAATGTTCAGACGGCTATTGCTGCGGTGAGAAGCGAATCATCAGAATATGGCTTATCACAAGTCATTATTTCAGCAGTGTATGAATTAAAAGAGGTGCATTAATGCAGGAAATTACATTACACGAAGCCGCTGAACGTGCGCACCAGACAGAAATTATTTGCCGCCTTCTTGAGGTATACCCGAACAAAATTACAGATGCTGATATATCCGCACTGGCGAGCCTACTGGCGCGTCTTTCGGGAAGTGTCGCTAGTTTTTTGATTGAGGAAGAAAGTAAGCTGGTGGGGGATTAAATGAATACAGAACGGGAAGTCTTTTTTAAATTGTTAGCATGTGCAGAAAGTTCATTAACTTTAAATAATTCAGCAAAAGCAATATTAAATATGTGGCTTGATTGCATAAATGACAATGAAGATGCAAATATTGCTTATGGCCTGTTGTCACTTATTGATGAATCAGCAGAAAAACTCAATGACGCAATAAATAGTGCCCTGCTATCAAATAAGTCGAGTTAAGTCGAGGAATAAATAATATGGAAATGAAAAATTCTGGCTTTATTGCCAGCGGCCCCGCTCGACCTGAATTTATGAACGGCGATATTTACCGCGATAAATACGGCGGCACGGTAACGATTAAAGGCGTGGCAGAACGGCGCATCACTTACCGCCGTGAGGGGTATAGCTATGACTGCGTGATGCCTGTTTATCAGTTCCGGCGTGATTTTTCCCTGGTATATGCCGCACCCCGCAGTAAACCCATCAGCAGGGAAAAAGCGTGGGGAAATATCCAGAAAATGAAAACCATGATTAACGGATTCAGAGGTAAAAAATGAAACTGGCACCGAACGTAAAACAGCAGTCACGCGGCATAAAACACAAAGGAACAGAAGTAATTATTTTTGCGGGTAGTGATGCCTGGGCACACGCGAAACAATGGCAGGAACATGATGCGCGTATGGCCGGAGATAATGAGCCTCCTGTGTGGCTTGGGGAGCAGCAGCTATCCGAACTGGATAATCTGCAAATTGTGCCGGAAGGCCGAAAATCAGCACGCATATACAGGGCCGGATATCTTGCGCCTGTAATGATAAAGGCGATTGGTCAGAAGCTGGCGGCAGCAGGCGTACAGGATGCAAATTTTTATCCTGAGGGTATGCACGGCCAGGAGGTGCAGAACTGGCGCGAATATCTGGCCCGTGAACGCCAGAATCTTTCTGATGGTCTGGTCATTGAGCTTCCGGTAAAGCAAAAGGCGCAACTTTCGCAGATGGCGGACAGTGAGCGCGCGCAGTTGCTTGCCGATCGCTTTGATGGCGTTTGCGTACATCCTGAAAGTGAAATCGTTCACGTATGGCGCGGCGGGGTATGGTGTCCGGTCAGCACAATGGAACTTAGCCGCGAAATGGTGGCGATCTATTCAGAGCACAGGGCCACTTTCAGCAAGCGCGTAATCAATAACGCCGTGGAAGCGTTAAAAGTTATTGCCGAACCAATGGGCGAGCCGTCTGGCGATTTGCTGCCGTTCGCCAATGGTGCGCTTGACCTGAAAACGGGGGAATTTTCCCCGCACACGCCGGAGAACTGGATCACCACGCACAACGGCATTGAGTACACGCCACCAGCACCAGGGGAGAACATCCGCGATAACGCGCCAAACTTTCATAAATGGCTTGAGCACGCAGCCGGAAAAGACCCGCGCAAGATGATGCGTATATGTGCCGCGCTGTACATGATTATGGCGAACCGGTACGACTGGCAGATGTTTATTGAGGCCACCGGAGACGGCGGGAGCGGTAAAAGTACATTCACACACATAGCCAGCCTTCTGGCAGGGAAACAGAACACGGTAAGCGCTGAAATGACATCGCTTGATGATGCTGGTGGACGTGCGCAGGTTGTCGGGAGTCGTCTTATCGTCCTGGCTGACCAGCCGAAATATACAGGCGAAGGAACGGGCATCAAGAAAATCACAGGCGGCGACCCCGTGGAAATTAACCCGAAATATGAAAAGCGTTTCACGGCGGTAATCAGGGCGGTGGTGCTGGCGACCAACAACAACCCGATGATATTCACCGAACGGGCCGGAGGTGTGGCACGTCGTCGCGTGATTTTCCGTTTCGACAATATCGTCAGTGAGGCCGAAAAAGACAGGGAGCTACCGGAAAAGATTGCGGCTGAAATCCCCGTTATTATCCGCCGATTGCTGGCGAACTTTACCGACCCTGAGAAGGCACGGGCTTTACTACTGGAACAGCGTGACGGTGATGAAGCACTGGCAATAAAGCAACAGACGGATCCGGTTATTGAGTTTTGCCAGTTCCTGAATTTTCTGGAGGAAGCGCGCGGCCTGATGATGGGTGGCGGTGGTGATTCAGTGAAGTACACGACCAGGAACAGCCTTTACCGCGTCTATCTGGCGTTTATGGCATACGCGGGCAGGAGCAAACCGCTAAACGTGGCTGAGTTCAGCAAGGCCATGAAGCCAGCGGCGAAAGTTTACGGGCATGAATATATTACGCGAAAAGTTAAGGGAGTAACGCAGACCAACGCAATTACAACAGACGATTGCGACGCGTTTTTATAATTTTTTGTAAAAGCCATCTACCCCATCTACCTGAACGAAATAAACGCATATTATTCAACATGATAAGTGGGTATAGGGCTAGGTAGAAGGCTAATAAAAGCTCTCTACCTCTTCTACCTGATTTTATCAGTTTCAGGTAGCAGGGTAGACGGCAGGTAGAGGAGTCAAAAAAGCTATCTACCCGCTGAAAGCGGCGCCATTACTGACATGATGAGCATTCGGGTAGATGGGTAGAGGGGGGGAGGCACAACTAAAAACTTTTTAAACGAGGGGGGGTGAAAATAAATGCGCATACATAAAAATCACTTAACAAACATGCCAGCCGAAAACATGAATCAGGGGCGACAAATGACCAAAATTCGCAGAGACAGAACACAGGCAAAATATAAAGCGTTAGACATGACAGAGCTTTCCTTAAAGGTGGCAATCAAAGCGATAGACCACCACACACGGGCAGGATACGCGAAGGAACATCCCGACCTGATAAGCGCATTTATGACCACAGCAGCGGCAAACTTTGCCACGCTGACAGAACGGGAGATTGCCGAAGCGGAACAGGTGACAACCATCAATGTTAAAACCGGAGAGCAGACAGCATGACAGCACAGATAGCGGCTTACGGGCGGCTGGTGGCTGACCCGCAGTTAAAGACCACCAGCAAAGGGACACAAATGGCGATGGCGAGTATGGCGGTTCCCCTGCCGTGCAGCCAGGCAGATGACGGAACGGCGACGATGTGGTTATCCGTCCTGGCGTTTGGCAGACAGGCCGACGCACTGGCAAAACACCACAAAGGCGAACTGGTGAGCGTGGCGGGTAACATGCAGGTAAGCCAGTGGACAGGCCAGAACGGCGAAACGCGGCGGGGCTGGCAGGTTATCGCAGACAGCGTAATCAGTGCGCGAACGGCGCGACCGGGCGGCAAAAAAGGCCAGCAGGGGCAGGCCACTGACGCACTGAACAGGGCAAAACAACAGTCGGGGAATGATGATCCGTACGGCGATAATATACCGTTTTAAATTCTGCAAACAAAAAGATGCCGGAAAAAAATAGATTTTCCGGCATGCTACATAAATCCCGACCAAAGGAAGTAAATACATTAACACGAATTATCAGCACTGAAGTTGTTACGGCATATTTTATACAACATTGCACTTGGTTGCATGTGTTCGCATAGCAGACATCGGTAATAGAATATATTCACAATTATTTGTAATGAATGTAAAGAGGATGAGTATGGTTGATTTATATTCGCCTACACAGCTTGTGCAGGTGGCTAATGCTGAAGATGTGCAAAAAAAATTAAATGCGTTGTTTACCAGTTTGTTTTTCACTCGCTCGGTAATGTTTGAATCGAGAGACATTATTCTTGATACGATCGACGATCCAAATATCCCGATCGCGGCGTTTTGCTCTCCTATGGTGGGCAGTAAAGTTTCACGAGATGGGTGA